TACTGACTCTGATTTTGAAATGCTCTATGGTAATTTAAAAAATCAGGGAACTATTTCTTTTTGGAGCACATCATTCATTCGTGGAACTACACTTGATAATGCAGTCATTATTGTTGATGAATTTCAGAACTTGAACTTTCACGAACTTGATAGTATAATTACAAGGATAGGAGCGAACAGTAAGATTATGTTCTGTGGTGATGCTACTCAATCTGATCTTGTCAAAGCATCTGAGAAGACTGGTATTGCCGATTTCATGAGAGTTCTTAGAACAATGCCTTCAATGGACATCATCGAATTTGGTGTTGAAGATATTGTCAGATCTGGTCTCTGTAAAGAATACTTAATTGCAAAAATGGATTTGAATTTATGAGTTTTATTCATCATAATTATCTCGGTGACCTTGAACTAAACAAGAAAGAAACAAACGGCATCCGTCTCTACAACCTTCCAAGTGGAGACTGGGTGCCTTCTATTACATCTGTAACTTCTTTTTATAACCGGCAGATCTTTGTCAACTGGAGAAAGAGAGTTGGTATTGAAGAAGCAAATCGTATCACTAAGAAAGCTACATCTCGTGGAACAGACTTCCATGAAGCAACTGAAGTGTATATGAAGAATGAAGAAATAAACTGGGATGATTTCAAACCTCTAACCAAGTTTATGTTTTATCATGCTAAACCATATCTAGATAAGATAAATAACATACACGCTATTGAAAGGACTCTATACTCTGAGTATCTGGGTTTAGCTGGTAGGGTAGACTGCATCGGTGAGTATGAGGGAGAGTTAGCAGTCATTGACTTTAAGACTTCAGAAAAAATCAAACCAGAAAAGTGGTTGGAGAATTATTTCGTTCAGGAAATGTTCTATGCTTCTGCTTACTATGAATTGACTGGTATCCCCGTCAAGAAACTGATCACCATCATGGTTACTCCTGGAGGTGAAGTAAAAGTATTTGACAAAAGAAACAAAGGGGATTATATTAAATTATTAGTACGATATATTAAAGAATTTGTATCTCACAATCTTAGGTCAGAGAATGGGGAATGAACTAGAAAAAGCACTGGAGAGTAAATTCTTTTGCCCTTCCCGATTCGCACAAGAGATAGAGTCTCTTGTCCATACTGGTGATGGAATGAGTTACATTGATGCTGTTGTTCACTTTTGTGATAACAATAGTATTGATGTGGAGTCAGTTCCTAAACTAATATCCAAACCACTCAAAGACAAAATAAAATGTGAGGCGATGGAACTTAACTTCTTAAAAAGAAGTTCTCGTGCAAAATTGCCTATTTGATTCCATTTTTGCCCGAAAAAAAATCCGGCAAAAATTTGACCCTATTACTTTTTTTCATGATGCCTTTTGACGCCTACAAACAATACCTCTCTTTGAAGAACCACTTCACAAAAGAAAAGTATGATTATCACAAATATTGTGGTAAGAGTCGTGCAACGGTACAATCTTTCTATAAAAGAAAGGATCGGTTTTGGTTTGAGAAGTTGTCAAGGAACAAGGATGATAAAGAAGTAATTGAGTTCTTCATCTCAAATTTCATTACTTGTACTGACCCAAGTAAACTTTGGATAGGAGAGATGATTCGTGAAGGTGAGAGTAGATATACCTCATGGAAGAAGAGAACACAATCATTAACTTATTTGTTTAAAGAAGAAACAGGATCAATTTTTGCTGATAGTGATTTTGATTCTGTGTTTATGTTGGATGGTTCTAGACATCCACAAATCCTTAAAGAGTATCTAAAGGATAATATTTCAATCGAAACTCTGATAATTCTTGATAGAATTTTAGGGTTCAGGAAAAACTGGGACAAAAAACTACAAGACCCTGTGTGGGAAACCGTCAGTATGAGAATGAGAAAGTATTCTCCGTTTCTAAATATTGAAGTATCACGTTATAAAAAAGTTTTACAGGAAATCGTTTTAAAGTAACATGAGTTTTTTTGAATCTGATGTTGTCCGTGCTGAGATGACAGAAATTAGTGAATTGCAAGAGGATGTTTATCGTAACATCTTCAATTTTTCTTCTATGAATACTGAAGAACAACTCTTTCATGTTGCGATGTTGGAGAGACTTCTTGACAAACAAAAAGTTCTCTATGCTCGTTTGAGTTTGTCTGACGATCCCGAAGCAAAACAAATGAAAGATAAAATCATCGAGTCAGCAACGATGATGGGACTCCCACAAGGGACTGATATGAGTACGGTCTTTAATAACATGTCAAAGATGCTTCAATTAATGAAGAAGCAGATTGACAATGGTGAGAAAGACCAGTAGAATAACAAGGTACACACAAGCCAAATCTAACTAATCTAAGGTAATCCGAATGTCATTTTCAGATCTTAAAAAGCAATCCTCTCTGGGTTCTCTTACCTCTAAACTGGTAAAGGAAGTAGAGAAGATGAACAATACTTCTAGTGGTGCTGATGAGCGTCTCTGGAAACCCGAAATGGATAAGACCGGCAATGGTTATGCCGTGATCCGTTTCCTCCCTGCTCCTGATGGAGAAGAACTCCCATGGGCAAAGATGTACTCCCATGCCTTCCAAGGTCCTGGTGGTTGGTACATCGAAAACTCTCTGACTACAACGGGTGGTAAAGACCCTGTATCAGAATACAATCGTGAACTGTGGAACAGTGGTAACGAAGCAGATAAAGATACTGTCCGTAAGCAGAAACGCAAACTCTCTTACTATGCTAACATCTATGTTGTGCAGGACAAAGCAAACCCCCATAATGAGGGTGGTGTTTTCTTGTATAAGTTTGGTAAGAAGATCTTTGATAAGATCATGGAATCAATGCAACCTGAGTTTGAGGATGAGACTCCAATCAATCCTTTTGACTTCTGGCAGGGTGCTAACTTCAAACTGAAACTGAAGAAGGTTGCAGGTTACTGGAACTATGATTCTTCCGAGTTTGATAAAATTGCACCACTCTTGGATGATGACGATGCTCTTGAAGCTCTGTGGCAAAAGCAATATTCACTCTCGTCACTTGTTGCAGCAGACCAATTCAAGTCCTATGAGGACCTGGAAAAACGTCTGAAGATGGTGCTTGGTGCCAAACCTGCTGCCCGTCGTTATAATGAGGAGACTGATAATGAGGACAACGATCGTGGTTCTTACAGTCCAGACTTCAATCGTGCAAAGCAAACGGTTGAGTCTGCAGTAGCATCAACTCCTATTGCATCTGCCAGTGAAGATGAGGATGATGCCCTGTCTTACTTCCAGAAACTTGCTGAGGAGTGATGGATAGTGCAGTTCATGCATGGAACACCATGAGTTACGGAGAAGGATTTCTCTTCTCCTTATGGTTGTTGGGAATGTATTACATCAAACTTAGGATGGACAAATACTTCAATTAAAATAGTCTGATATTATCAGCAGTCTTCATGGTTTCAGTCTTATATTGACTGGAACCTTTTTTGTATGTCATGAGTTCTTCAAAGTCATCCTGAATTACATTCAAGTATCTTGGTTTCAGTAAAAAAATATTTCTTTTATCATCATTTAATCTTTCTTCATACTGATAGTTTGTAATTTCAACAACAGGAGATTGAGTCACCATTCCAGAATTATCAAAGTATGTTATGGAGTAAGTTGATTCTACTTTCAATCCTTTTTGAACTATTACAACATCATCACTATTCTTAACTTCTACTGTTTCATAGTGATGAGCACTATTTAAATTATCATAGGTGCCATACTTTTCTAATAAGAAAGTATCAAATTCTAATTGCTGTAGAGGCCACTCACTCTGAATGTTTAAGATGTTGTTACTAGTTAGAACAACCCAATCTAAATCAGATCTACCATAGAAATCAAAGGCAACATTATCTGGTCTATCATTACCTTTAATTTTATACTTAGTAAAGAACGACAAGTCTTGATAGATGTCTTGTCTTAGAGTAATTTTTTTAAATAAGTTTTTTACAGGAATATAATCAGATATATTAGCATCAGGAAGCCTACTAACATATTCAAAATCTGGAACCTTGTCGAAGTAATTTGACATTTTAGAAACCTATTTCTTCTGGATCATCACCATAATTATCATTATATACTGGTTCAAGTTCTTTAAACTGAAGAGACATTTGATATGATGACATTGCTCCATCTTCATAAGGAGCATAGTTTCCTTCAGGAGTATATTGAACACTACATGATAGTAGAGCACACTCTTTAAATTTATTTAAGAATTTACTTTCCTCTTGACTTCCCAACTGAACATATTTAATTCTAAATGTATGAGGTGTCTTTAAGAAAAGTCTTGATTCTTCTCTAATTGGTGCCATACCTTGCTTAAAAAATCTAATAATTTGTGTGATTACTTTTGCTTCAGCAGAACTTCTTGGAGACATTTTAAATTGAAAAGTAAAAGGTCTTAATGATGGACCTTGAAATAATAGTTCAAGGTTGGGGTTAAGAATCATTCCTTGAGTTCTACTAAGCAATGAGTTTGGATCAGCACCGACTGCTGATGCTGCAAATTTTCCTTGAATTAGTTGCTTCATCTCCGTGTTATTTGTAACTAATTGACTTTTTAAATTACCCAAAGCACCACCAATCGGTGTGCTTCCATCAACATCAAGGAGTGCTAATGCAGCTCCTGCAGCTGCAAGTTGAAGTGGACCCATAGTGTCATCAC